TAGATCTTTTCTTATTGGAAAGCATTCAACAATATCAGATCACATGCCAATATCGCATAAAGAGCAAAAAGAATGGACACCAGATCGAATGTTAGACTGGGCTAGAAATACAGGAACAGAAGTGTGTCCTCCCAATAAGTGATTTTTACAAAACGTAAATACAGATTTAAATTTCCTTTTGAGGGGGAGATTTAAATGGAGATGGAAAATAGACTTTTAAAACTGTCAGAACAAGTCGCTTTTGAAAGAAGCAAAGGAAATATAAAGAATTGGTCTGACGAAATAAAAAATGAAGCAGTATATTTGTGTGAAGTATTTGGGCCAGGAAAAGTAGCAAAAGAAAGTAAGATTGGGCTTCCTTCGCTCTATTTATGGAAAACAAAACTTGAAGAAAAGAAATCACAATCTACTTCCGAGAGCGCCGCTAATACAATAAAAGTAACTCGAATCATTGCAAATGCAAATAAAAATATTTTTAAAGATCAAATTATTATTGCTTCAATTGTTAAAAATGAAATGGAGTTAAAAATATTTTGTAAAGATACAGCAACAAAAATAGTGGAAAGTTTTTTTAAATGATTTCATTTCCAGCAAATACGGATATTTTTGTTTGTCATCTGCCCGTATCATTTGGCTGTGGGATTGATGGAATGATTCGATATTGCAAAATTATTTTAAATAAAGAACCTTTAAGCAAGGCTTATTTTATGTTTATAAATAAAGGTAAAGAGCAAATCCGTATTCTTTGGTATGATGGGCAAGGCTTTTCATTATGCACAAAGAGAAGTTCGCAAGGAAGATTTTTATATTGGCCAAAAAATTCAAATGAATTATGTACAATCATTTCTTTTTTTGATGCACAAATTTTATTTTCAGGTGGAGAGCTAAAAAGTACAAAAGCAAAAAAAATTTGGAAAAAGATTGTATAAGTGAAGTTGACTTTTTGGATATAATTATTTATTTGTTTCCTTACTATGAGATATACTTCTTTCTACACAATTAGGGAGCTCGATTACAATACAATCGAATTAAGCTTACCTAATGCAAATATTTCGATCGAAATTAAAGAATCCATAAAAAGATTAATTGAAGATCACAAAGCGATGGTAGAGTGTCGAAAAAGAATCATTAAAGATCAAACTTGCCATGCAAGTGCTTTGTTTCATTTATTTGAAGATCCTATATTAGAAAATAATACTGAATGTAATTTTATAAATAATAATCAAAATAATTCTCCTAAAGATGAATTAAGGGAAATCGAAAATAACAATGAGCATTCTAAACCAAAAGAGAAGCGCAAGGGTGGTAAAAATAAGTTGCCTTTAGGTAATATTATTGCTCATACCCTTTCTGTAGAAGAAAAAGTATGTCCTTGTTGTAAAAATAAGATGCATAAACAAAGACCTAAAACACGGACTTATGTATTAGCTTTACCAATGCTATCAACAGAAACACATATATCAGAATCCTATCGCTGCCTATCTTGTGGTGTACAAGAAACAGCAAACAATAATTCAAATATTGCGAATGAATGCATTGGCCGTTACCACTTTTCAGCTGTTTCATCGCTTGCCACACTTCGTTATCAATGCGGCATGGCAAGTTATCGTATGGAAAATATGAGTGATGCTCTTGGAATTAAAGTAGCAGATAGCACCCAATGGTATTTGTTTGAAAATGCAGCAAGCATTGTGCAACCTTTTGTTTGTTACCTTGAAAAAGAAGTTGCAAATGCCCCAAAACAGCATGTAGACGACACCCATAATATTATTCTTGACCTTGTTAAAGGAATTGAAGAGGAGCAAGAACTGGCTTTACTGCAAGGAAAAAATCCTCATCAAGTACGCTCAGGAATTCATACAACAAATCTCACTGGAGTTTTTCCAGAAGGGCAAATTATCCTTTATAAAACAGGTCTACATCATGCAGGCGAAATACTTGCTCAAATCCTTTCTAATAGAACAATTGATGAACAAATTATCATAATGGCAGATGCTGCATCTGCAAATACATCTAAAATAGATTTACAAGAAAATGATTATATAAAAATTGCAAATTGTAACAGTCATACTGTTAGAAAATTCAAAGACCTTGCTGATAAAGAAAAAAAGGTTGCTCAAAAGAACCTTATCAAAGAATACAAAATTTCTGAATACTTAAATTACTTTCTCATTCGTTATAAAACTATTTTTAAAAATGAAAAGTTAACTAAAAACATGACATCAAAGGAACGGCTTTATTTCCATCAAAATCAATCGCTCCCTTTAATGCTTGAAATGAAAAACAAAATTGAACAGGATATCCATAATAAAATATTTGAACCAAATGATGAAATAGGGAAAGTTTACAAATATTTTAATAACCACTTTATTAAACTCTGCGCATTTTGCTACGTTGAAGGTGCTCCAGTTTGTAATAATTTATCCGAAAGAATGCTCAAGTCTATCATTAGGCATAGAAAAAACTCACTCTTTTTTAAAACCCAACTCGGCGCTACCGTTGCCGATATTTTAACCTCTATCTTATTTACTGCAAAAGAAAATAATTTAAATTCTGTTGATTACCTTAGAGATCTTCTTATTTATCAAAACCTTTGGATGCAAAATCCAAAAGATTGGTTACCTTGGAATTATCTTGATACTATCAACAAAATCAAAAACCACTCTCTATAAAAAATTTAATTCCATTCATTGTGTTTGTAAAAATCACTTATTGGGAGGACACCTTGATTTAAAATGAAGCATTTGAAATGAAGTCACCATTTTAACACTGGTGTCACCACAAGTATTAATTTTATCTTGGAAAAAAAATGGGCAATTTAAGTTTACATATGGCGGAAAGCTAGTTGGGTGAGTTATTAACGAAAGTTGGGATTCATTATATTTTTTTCCACTTAACTGAATCGTATCTTTTTTAAAAATTTGTTTATTTGAATGCCATCCAAACATTCCTTTAATAAGTTTCATAATTTATCATCCTTAATAATATTGAATATCAAATTTTTATCCGAATTAGATAAGTTACCAAAAACAATTTAAGTTATAGCATTGAAATTTAATTTTTAAAATACTTTATTATTCTTTCGTTATTTTTTAATTATCAAATTATTTGATATGATTGATGTTATTTTGACTGATTTTATATAAGTAGTTTATTTAACTATTATTTATAAATTATCAGATTTTTTTATTTATCTTTGTCTCCATTTTAGTAAATATTTTTATATTTTTTCAAGGTAACAAGTATCTTAGCAGGTTCTATGTGCTTTATTGTGGTTAGAGTTTTCTGAAAAATAAGGTAGCAATATCAAAATCACATATTACAATTTAGAATGGTATAAAAGTTATTTTATTTTTTAGTAAACAGAATGCCCTATATCCTTAGGAATCTATCTCATATATATTTAATTTTTTTTGTGAATTACTTCTTTTAAAATAAAATTAATTTATATTCTTTGGATAACTCAATTTTCCTTGAATTTTAATCAATATAATAAAAATAAAAAAAATTCAATTGAGTAGTCAATTCATTGTCGAAATGATTTATTCTTATAAATATTGAATAAAATACATTGAAATATTATTTTTACATTGAGAATTATTTATTTCTATGTTACGATAAGGAATAATAAATAGTTAAATAGTTATATAGTTTCTTATTAAGGCTTATGTGTTCAATATATGAGGTATTTTTTATGAAAATAATGAAATCAAAAAAAATAAAAATAACTTTGCTAGCAACAATATCGCTTATTACAATTTCAAATTGTACACGAAAATATACACGTGATGGAAGTCCAGCAGACAATCAAACAGCAGAAATTATACAAAGCGGAAGTGATAAAAATTTAATCATTCATTTCAATGGAGATACAAATTATAATAGTCCTGTTATTTATTTAAAAAATGGGAATACTCCTGTTTTAGCACAAGATATTCATGGTGTTGCAACAACTGGTGGATATGATGGAAATCAAACAATACCTTTTACTGGAATTTTATTTACATCAAACATAAATAAATTAGATGCAAATAAAATTAAAGTCAGCTTATACGATAATAATCAAGACTCTTTTTGTAGTGGTGTCAATTTTTCAATTAAAAATAATAATATTACTTTTCAAAATTCAGAAAATAATAAATTGTATACAATGACAAGTTGTTATTTTAAAATTACTTCCGATGTTTATAAAGTAAATCACACAAAAATAAATTTACAATTTAATTATACGATTAAAGATTGGAGTTCAAGTTTAGGAGCTTCTAGTCAAGCTCAAATTACAGCACAAAAAATTGAATCTGTATGTAAAAATATACCAAATCAGGGCTGTTTAGATCCAACTTATGAACTTGAATTATTCCTGAATGAAAATTATATTAAAGATATTTCTCCAATTACTTCTTTAATAAATTTAGTAAGATTAAAACTACAAGATAACGCAATTCAAAATATACCGAGTTCTATTTCAGAATTAAAAAATTTAATTTATTTAGACTTAAGAAATAACTTAATTTCAACATTGCCAGAATCTTTTTCTAAATTATTAAATTTAAAGAATTTACTTATCAGTTTTAACTCTTTTCAGGAGTTTCCTGTTGAAATCAAAAATTTAACAAACCTACAAAATCTATGGTTTTCTAATTCAAAAGTGGTTTCTATTCCAGGTTGTATCTCTAAATTAACAAACTTAGAGCTTCTTGATCTTCGTTATAACAAAATTACGGATGTGCCAGATTCTGTAGGAGATTTAGTAAGTCTAAAAAAACTTTGGCTATATAATAACTCCATTACTTCGGTGTCTGATAATCTTAGTCATTTAAAATTAGATGAAATTTATTTGCAAAATAATCAAATTTTAAATCTTTCAAAACCAACTTTTTTATGGATAAATTCAATAATAACGAATGACTTAAGCAATAATCCTGGTTTTCCAAATTTTGGAAATTAAAAAAAATATATTCAATTATTATAATTAATGTAAATAAAAAAATATAATTCATACTATTCAATAAATTTATTAATTTAATAATAAAAAATAAATTTTTATTATGTACTAGACAATGAAAAATATTCCTGCTACTTTCTGTCCAGAATTTTTAAATTATATTTTATTTTTTATAATACTATCTATTAAATTCAGCATTGTGCTTGTTTATTAATGGTAGTAAAGGAGTTATTATGAAAATACATAAT